GTGGTACTTCTCGCTAGCCTTAACAGCAGACTTCTTCGTCTTCACCCCGGCCTGCTTGGTCAGATTAATCCGACCACCCTTACCCTTAGGATGCTCAACAACATAATCACCGGACTTGTTCTTCTTGAACGTGTGCTTCACACCGGTGATTTTCTTACTTGCCACGAGCCGCCCTCATGTTATCCACAAGATTCGGGTACTTGCGTCCAGCCTTCTTCGCTGCAGCCTTCGCCTTAGCCTTCTGGGCCGAAGACAACGGGGTAGACTTCTTCTTCGGGTTCGGCTTCTCCCACACGGGCTTCTTACTTGCCACGCTTCTTGCCCTTCTTCTTAGCCATACCGGCCTCAGACATGGCGATAGCGACAGCCTGCTTGCGGGACTTCACCACGGGGCCCTTCTTGCCGGAATGCAAGGTGCCCTCTTTGAACTCGCGCATAACCTTGCGCACCTTTGCCTGCTTCTTAGCGGCCACGAGCCTTACCCTTACCCTTACCGTTGCCCTTGCCTTTACCGGAAGCGCCGCTTCCCATGATCTTGGCAAGATGCTTCTCGTAATCCTTGGTACTCATAAACGGCTTATCGTTCTTGTTACCGGGCTTCGGCTTACCGTTTGACATTTTACCCGGCATTACTTCTTACCCTTCGGCTTAACATACTTAACCCAACGCTGCTTACCAGACTTATCCGTAGCAATCTGTGCAGGTTCACCACGCTTTGGCCTGTTCGGGGTTTTCTGCTCCGGCTTTACAAACTTAGACGCACCCATTTTTACAGTTGAACCAACACGAGTAACCTTTTGGCTAGCCTTCGGTCCTTCAAGCCTGGGAGAAGAGGTCTTAGCCGCCGTTGGCTTCGGCTTTGATTCCATGGGCTTACTCACTACACTCGCCTTGCGTCCATTAGCACCAGCAGTACGGGCAGCGGCAACCGGAACCCAACGCTTACCATCCCACTTGTTGTACTTGTTACCGGCGCGGCCAATGCGGACTTCACCGATCTTGGGGGGATTCTTTTTAGCCATTACTGTCCCTTCGACGGCTTGGCGAGCGGAGACACGTCAGTCTTCACGTTCGGCATCTTCGTAGAATCCTCAGGGTGCACACCATCGCCACCCATCTTGCCGGACGGGTCCATCCAGCAACCGCAACTCATGCACATAATATTTCCTTAAATGGGTAGGCGACGAGAAATACCCGCCGACAATTGAGGTTGACCACCAGCACCAAGCGAAGCCATAAGCATCTGCAAATCAGGACGCCCACCAGCAGCCATACCAGCCTGACCAGCAGCCACCCCACGCATCAAACCACTAGACGACAATCCCTCTAGGTTTTCACCTGGACCACCGGGGGGAGCCTCACCAGGGGCACCGACCATCCCTGCGGCTTCCTCACCTGGGGACTCAACCCCCGGCGGTACAGGCATCTCCTCAGGCATAAACGCCTCAGACACAACCTCTTCAATAGGTTTGCCCTTTTGACGGCCAAGGATAATTGCGGACAGGCGTGACAGAATCTCGCCGGGATCTTGACCCGCTTGTGCAAGAACCGGGATCGCCTGAGCGTACCCCGCTACTGCCTGCTTTAGCGCGTCCCGCATCTCTTCGATATCGACGCGCTGCTCCTCCTCGGATGCGTTCAAGGCGAATGGCATTTGTCGCCTGAGAAAGTCGCGTGAAATCAGGCGGTCACCGCGAGCCTGCAAACCAAACACCAGTGCACGGTTCGGGTCCAAACCAGCCATGAGGCCATACTGGACATCAACCGTGTGGTCGCCCTTGATATCAGTATCTGGGCGGTAACGGATCTCGTACGGTGTGCCGTCGGCGTTTCCACGCAACGTCTTTGTTTCGGTACCGAAAAGCGCCTCGTCAACAAGGAAAGCCTTACGGACCAAGTTCTGGAGGGTCTTAGCGAACATCGCTTGACCCGTGCGGATCTGGGTATCGAACCCTGACATGAGGGACTGTACGCCACGGCCCGTAACAATACTGCCCTCAACCTCGCCAGTGCGGGCGTTCGGGTAGCGTGACCCCTGACGCAACTCCTGGTCGAGAATACCCTGCTGGGCGAACGCCGCCTGCGGAACCTCAATCGGCACGCGACGGACACGCTCACCATTAGCGGTACGTATAACACTGTCCGGTCCCAGGGAAAGTTCCTGAGCGTCGGGCGGTAGCACGATGGGTGCCTGCACCGACTTAGTGGCTGCCTCCAGGGACAGGAGGGCGAAACGTGCCTTAGCAACCTGCACCGCGAGAACATCATCGAACTGCCCGTGAGACTCAGTGTCAACACCGGGCCGCTGGGTCCACTCGATCAGGCATTCACCGATGGGGTTCTTGACAGACTCTAGGACGATGCTGTTACGGGTAGGCAGGAACAGCATGTCCACGTCACGGTCGTGATACCTGACGACCTCAATCAACTCTAGGCCGGTAGATGAGGCTTTGATGATTGACTCTGCGTGCGGGTACATGGCGACGAGTTCGTCACGGTTCTTGTAGAACGAGAAGAACCCGGCCTTGCAGTTCCCCCAACGGTCAAACACGGGGTATGCGCCGATGGAGTCCATGAACGTGATGCGCGGCATGCGCCCATCGCCGTCAATCTCGATCATCGCCGGTACGAAACCGTACGTGAAGTAGCGGTCCGTTGCGGTGTACATTTGCCGCTGCAGGTCGGAGAAGTCGATGTAGCCGTTCACGATCCTGGTGCGCTTCTCAGCGAACCTGCGGCCAGAATCCGTGATCATCTTCGCGCTGGCGCAGTTGAACGCAGGCAGCGGTGCCAGAACCTCAGCGAGGTCACGGGCAGCGACATCGACCATGTTCGCCACGATGCCCTGATCGAACGGGCCGTCAGGGAACAGGTCAGGGTACACGTCCCTCATGCGCCCCTGGCGCACAGCGAGAACCTGGTTCATTCGCCCGTCGCGTTCCGCGAACTGTGCACGGATACGCTTGTAGTGGTCGCTTACCTGCCGGAGCCTGGGTCCACCACCCTCACCGATGGCGCTCACGTCACCGTAACTGATACTCAAACGTTTCTCCTACGCTCCGATTGGATTCCACGCGCCAGCGGCCTCAGCCTCTAGCAGGCTCACTGTGCGCTGCTGGTCCCTGTCCCACTTAGTCAAGAACGGGTTATTCACATGTGTCCGCGTGTAGTTCGACGCCAACATCACCCGGTCCCTGCAGGCGAGTTCAGCGAACCACAGGGCCATCACGATGTCTGTCTTCTGGTTCTTCGGCGCGTCAGGGTGCCACGTCACCAGTTGCTCCACCAGAGACTTCGCCGCCTCGTTACCGTGTGTCGACGGCAACTCGATCAACTGCCTCTTGTCCTCCCACCCAGTGAACAGGGTGGTCATGGAGGCGACACCGAAGTCGGCGTCATGCTTGTTCTGCCCCGTGAAGTGGGGTTTGATCACGGTGCCGCGTGCGGCACAAAAGTCATTAATCTCCCGGTCATGCACCAGGAAGCCCTGGAAGCCGTTACGTTCGATACGCCACTCGATAATCTTGTAGCGTTCCGTCCACGAACGGATCATCTCACGCATAGCCTCAGGCGTGATACCAGGCTTGTTGTACACGTCCAACACATACCTGCGTTGGGTCTGGATGTCCAAACCGATCACCACGGCGGCAGTGTGACCAGACGTTGCCGGGTCAAGACCAGCCACGATGATGAGGCCGTCCATGCCGTTCTCTCGCTGATTCACCATACCCTTAGGTATCGGCCCAGTCATGCGGTTGCCGTTAATGGCGGTACGCACAGCCTCAGGGTTGAACACGGAGTCGTCAGCGACTTGCTGCTGCTGGTACACCATCGCCCACGCGCGAGGGCTCACACGCCTACGCTTCTGTGACAGGCGAGGCCCATCCCACTTCGGAAACAAACCATCAGCATCCGGCTCGACACCGCGAGTACCCGGCTCCGGCTGATTCGACCTAGGCCACAAAGTGACCCAGTTCTCCGGCTGGTCCGCGAAATCCAGCACGGCAGGCATAGACAGGTACGACCACGGTGAGGACTCGTCGGGGTAGCGGTGCGGGTCACGCAGTTCGCTATACAAATCCTTCGACGCGAGCCTCGTCCCCACGATCAGCATAGACCCCTGGGCGCTTACGCGGGAAATAACCTCAGCCTGCAGCCAGTCAATCTGCTTATCGTACTCGTGGGCATTCGTCAAATCAACCGTGTCATCAAGGATGATCAAGTCGGCACGGGCACCATAAATGTGACCACGGATACCCAGGGCCTGAACCGTGGGGTCCTTCTCACCCGAATCACGGGCGTCATCCGACACGTAGATCATCGACTGGTTCCACGCCTCAGAGTTCTTATCGAACCCACCAGACGGGCCATAGTCCGCAATCATCTCATCATAGCGAGGATGCGTCAGGCGGGTCTTGATGGCGTACAGCATCTTCTTCGCCATCTCAGCCGTCTTAGACACCACGATCACCCGAATGTTCGGGTCCATGCAAATCCGGTACACCACATAGTTGATAGTGATAGAAGTCGTCTTGGCGTGTTCCGGTGGCATGTTCACCATCACCAGGTCACGCTCGCCAGGCTCAAACACCATCGACGGGTGCACCCAAGAAGGCTCACGGCCCTCAATCAGATCCACCACATTCCCCATGTGAGGAAACACCTTGGCGTCCAGGTACTTCTCACTGAACTCAGGGAACGGCATCCAAGTGCGCTCTTTGGGCCCAGACAGTTTCTCCAGGGACCTGATCCGCTCCACAGCGGTCAGGAACTCCTTATCGTCCCTACGCCACCTCTCGTAGGTGGAGCGGTTCCTGCCACAAGCCTGAATCGACTGCTCAACGTTAAGTCCACGTTGAAAGTTCCTCAGGAACTCGTTCTTGGCGGCCTCAACAGTCTGGCCGACCTTACGGCCAGCACGGCGAGTCAAATCAGAAAACCTTCCGCTATAGCCAAGGCAGGGTCTGGAAGAGCCTTGGCAGGTAATAGTGGGGGAGGAGGGACGGACCTTTGAGGGGAGTCCCGACGACCCCCCATAGTAGCCACGGCGGCTAGGATAGTGGCTACCGTGGCGCAAGGTGGATGGGAACCTTAGTGGACATCCACCGCCGCGCCCCTCCCCTAGAGGTACGGGGCGCTCTTGGGGCGGGGGTTCGTAGCGCCCGAAGAACCCCCTATATATATATCCTCGTTTTTCTTGACTTTTCGGACACCAAAAATCAAGAATTAACCAAATCGTTATAAAAGAAATATACCAAACTAGGGCAAAATAGGACAAACCTCAACCACAACTACAGGCACACAATGACAATATCACGCATCATCAAAAGCCCCTTATATATATACCTTTGGCGGGGCCGAACCCAAAAACCCCGGGTCATCGTTAGGGTAGTTGAGCCGTCAACTATCCCATACCCTACCCAACTACTAGGGAATATAGACAATACAGGACCCCATACCCCCCAGGGTATCTCCCATTCCCCACAATTCTAGTAGGAAATACAGGATATAAGGCGTCGGCAGACTAGCCAAGTTATCCACAGGCTGTGGATATCCTGTGGATTGTTGTTCACCTAATCGTTATGAAAGTGTCCGTTTTGTCTGTTGACATGATGGCCGGTGCGTGCTACTCTAGTTGACGTAAGGGTAGACAAGTGAATAGGGATCGTGACCTACTGCGATACATCGAAGACAGGACGCCTGTCGTATCCCTAGGAATCGTCCCGACTAGACTTGACAATACTTGCACAGTGTGGTACGCTTGACAGGCAAGGCAGACAGGAAGACAGACTAGACAGGAAGGGGATAGCATCATGGCGCGCGTCAGTAGCGCGTCACTGTACGGCAGTGGCACTCCCACTGACTTGGCTAGACTGAATTGGAACCGTCCGCCTCGTGCGTATGGTCTCCGGTCTCAGTCCACCATATCCGGCTACTATCCGGCATACGGTGCTAGGCCACGTCGCCGTACGGTGCGCGAGAGGATCGACCCTAGCACTAACTTGGTGGCCCCTGTGGCTACTGTCGATGAGGACTACGTGCCACCTCGCGTGGTGACGCCTAGGCTTGGTGACGGCACTGTCAAGCCTATTAGGATGGGGGAATGGAATTGGTGACAGTAGTACAGGCAGAGCACTACGACGGCACGGAATCGGCACTAATGCTGGACCCTATCGTCCGAGCGTTGGCGGCTGAGGTGCCAGCAGGCTTCGACACTAGTTCATGGTCGTTCACGGTTGGCGCCTTGGATGAGTATAAGCGACGTGGTGGCACGATACCGTGCCATATCGGTGGAGTAGCGGCTGCCATAAGGGCACTGAATGATGCCTAGACTGTTACAGACTGCCGGAGGACGCTAGGGTAGCACCCTAGGCCAATGGACCGCCTAGCACAGTGGCTAGTGCACCATGCACTAGGGGGTGCAAGTCCCCCATAGGTGGCGCATGGTGGCAAGCCTTGCCACTGGCAGAAAGGATAGACGGAATGGATACGTACCTGGTGGATAATTGGGATGCGCTTGGTGATGACACTAAGCGACTGGTGGCAGAAAAGTATCTGGAATATACTGCTGCAGCACGTAAGGCAAGGCTGGAAATTAGTAAGAATCTAGCCTAGGTGCTTGACAGTGACAGTGGTACGTGCTACTGTGACTGTCATGCCACTAGGATAGTGGCAAAGATAGAATAGAAAGGATGGTGGGCAGTGAATCGCACTGACCTAGCACAGTACGTGACCGACATGATGGTCACGGAACTAGAAAAGGGCATAGTGCCGTGGCGCAAGCCGTGGAATGGTAGCGCGTACGTTCCTGTCAGTCTGTCGACTGGCAAGCCGTACCGTGGTATCAACACGTTCATTCTAGCCATGGTATGCCAGTCGCAAGGCTACGAAAGTAACCTATGGACTACCTATAAGCAGGCTAGTGAGCGTGGTGGCAACGTCCGAAAGGGCGAGAAAGCCACGACAGTGGTGTATTGGAAGATACTAGACGTGAAAGATAAGGCCACTGGTGAGGTGAAGAAAGTGCCCATGCTGCGGCACTTTAGTGTGTTTAACCTTGACCAGTGCGATGGACTGGATGCCTACCGTGGCAAGCCTGAGGAGCGTACGGTGGTGGTCGATGACGTGGTGCGGGATATCTGGCAAGGCTATAAGGATGGTCCCACGTTGCACCATGTTCCTGGTGACCGGGCATATTACACGCCTAGCACTGACACCATCACGATGCCACTGGTGGAATCGTTCCATGATGGTGCAGCCTACGCGGAGACTCTATTCCATGAGATGACGCATAGCACTGGACATAAGTCTAGGCTAGGAAGACTGGCAGAGAATGTGAAGACTGCAGCGTTCGGTTCACCGGACTATGCTAAGGAAGAATTGGTGGCAGAATTAGGTGCGGTGATGCTACTGTCGCATGGTGGTATCGCCGTGGATGCACAGAATAGTGCAGCGTATATTGGTGGATGGTTGCGGGCATTAAAGGATGACCGTAACCTAATCATCGGCGCGGCACAACAGGCACAGAAAGCATTCGACAGAATCATCGGAACAGAATGGGAGACAAAGTAATGAACGTGAAAGAAATGGCAAGCATGATTGGTCAGGAATACCTAATGGACGTGCAGGGTTTGACTATCGTTGTGATGGTTGATGATGCGCGTAAGCAATTCGGCAGGGTTGACGTGCTAGTGAAGCCTGTTGGTGGAATTGGTGAGACGTGGGTAGTTGCGGATAGGTTGATGCCATATGAATACTAGGACGACGGCACGGACGTACGTTCGACGCATGTCTAAGTATGTCGATGGTGCGGCACCGTACGAATGGGAGCAAGCGGCACAGTGGTACAACGACGCGCAAGTTGTGGCATATGACGTGGCCGCTAGGTGCAAAGTTACACTAGAAATAGGTGCGTCTATTGTGAGCGCGTTTTCACCTAGGGTGCCGTGGTCGCGTAATATTGTGCTGGCTCTTGCTTTCGCTGACGGTAAGGCTACGCCTGGACTGTCGAATAGTAGGCGCATGGCTGAACGTTCCATGGTGCAAGGCTTCGATGCACTGAAGGGTCCGAAGACTAACGCTTTCGCTCGTGCTATTGCTGGTGATGAGGATGCGGTGGTGGTGGATTCGTGGATGATGAAGGCGGCAGGGTTGCTTGACCGTGACGCGCCTAGTCCGGTGCAGTATCGCCGGATTAGTGATGCGGTGACTGTGCTGGCACGTAGGCATGGTGTATCGCCTCGCACTATGCAGGCTTTGATTTGGATTCGTGTCCGTGGTAAGGCTAACTAGAAAGGATAGAAAGATGGGTACGTGGGCCGATGATTGGGATCACATGACGCGCCAACAGATACCGTGCCACGAATGCGGCGAAACGCTGGCGCGTGACGCTACCGTGTGCGAGGAATGCGGTACGCTAGTGCCACAAGCAGAATGGTTCATGCCAGACAGAATGGAGGAATACTATGAATAACAATGCCCCGAGCGCGTGGGACTTACCGTTACCCGCATGTATCGAATGTGAGGGTGTGTTGGATGATCCGCGTGATGATTTGTGTGTTACGTGTGCGATATTGGAAAGGATGGTGGCTAACAATGAGGTTGACTGACCGTGGCAAGTTTGTGGTGACTGTGTTTGTGTTGCTTGTGTTTATTGGTGTGTGCTATGTTGAGAGTGTCGGGACTTACCCGAACTAACAGAGAGAGGATTAGATAGATGGAAACGACAGATCATGTGTGCTGGATAGATGACACGTTGTGCCCTGAGTGTGGCCTGGTGACGTACGAATATGAGATAACGTACGTCATCAACGGTGTCGAATACCGTGCGGAAGTTGAGGATAGTGATGGTGGCAGGTTCTATGCCCGCGTGGCTGGTGCCGTTGAGGGTGTCACTCGCGCTGGTGGACAGATAACTAAGGCTAGGAGACGATAGTGAGTAGGGCAGAGGAAACATACGTGACACAACTATTGGCACGCACAATGCACCGCGCATGGTGTGCACACAACGGGCACAAGCCTAGACCGTGGCCGTACTCTGACCCTGGTTCGCAAGACTACGCACGCATAGCGGTGCGCTACCTTGGGTATGAGCCTAGTTCGATCAAGGACCTAGAGGATGACCTAGTGGAGGCTGGTGACACGCTGTGATACAGATACGTGTGCATGGTGAGGGCTCACAGCCTGAGTATTACCATTTCGATACTGATGGTGAGGCTATTACGTGGTTGGTCGCTAACACGGGTGGCCGTATCCGTGAGATTAGTGTCGGGGTGGTGGCGGTATGAGGTACGAGGACGTGAATTGGGAGGATGCTGCGTGTCGGGGCACTGACACGGAGGCGTTCTACCCGGTGAATGGACTGCCGATGCACACTGTTGTCCGCATTTGCCAGGGTTGCCCTATTCGTAACGATTGCGCATCGTACGCTATTGAGCATGAGGCTTACGGGTATTGGGCGAACATGGCTGAGATCACAAGGCGCGAGATACGGGTGGGTAGGAGGAAACGTGCGGCCTAAAGTGTCAGAAATCAGAAAGATAACAGCACTACTAGACAGACAGTGGAGCGACGTAGACGAACTAGCAAAGACCGTACTGTCCGAAGCATTCGACATGGCTGGGGAACGTGACCAGTGGGTCGTGATCATGCAGGATGATAGGCTGGGCATGTTCGTGTTCGGCCCGTACGAAACAGAGAACAAGGCACGAAAGGCGATAGGCACAGAGATCGTATCCCCTGGCCCTGACCCTGCCCGTGGTCTTGTCCGACGGATTAGGAGAGCAGCATGATCGAGGCACTATTCATGGTCCCAGCCAACGACATACCGGAGTACAAGGTTCCTGCCGTGTACCGTGAGTATGAGCGTTGCGTGGCCGAACGTGAATCAAACAGCAGGCCAGAAGCGGTGTCACCCAGCGGTAAGTACCGTGGCATGTACCAGTTCGATGACGCACTGGCTGACGGCACCACCTACCACATCCTGGACTGGCTGGGCACATGGCACAGTAGGCCGAGGGAGTACGCTGCCGCACTGCGTGACACGCCCATGAACAAGTGGCCCCGCCAAGTGCAGACGGCTGCGTTTATTGCCGTGTTAGATGGTCACGATAAGGACATTCGGTGGTATGGTAAGGATCATTTTCGTGGAGGGAGATGGTCATGCTGAAAAGATGGAGGACCAAAAAGTCCTTATTTTTCAACGGTTTTTCGACGCACCCGCTACCGTGGATGCAGCACCTAGCCGCTGTAGATAACCGTGCAGACTACCGTGGTGTCCCCACGTACGTGTGCCCCTGCGGGTACGACATGTTCCTCATCGCCACCAGGTTCGATGAGACACAGATGCCAGCGTGGTACCTGCTGGATGGTGTGTGCGCATCGTGCGGTGCACTCGTCACCGTCCCGTGCCCTGCGGATGGTGATGACCCTCTGGAGGTGAACGATGATCTGTCGCTCATGTAAGACAGCGAACCTGATCAACGAGCGTGGCATGGCACACGTCGAGAAGAACGAGATGCGTTCCGCACAGACAGCGTTCACGCAGGCAGAGTTCATGCACGAGGAGTGCCTTGGTAAGTGCGACTGTGGTCACAAGATTGGGGATGGGAAGTGAAGATCCGTATTACTGGTTTCGCTATGGCAACAGCGGATGTGCGCACGTTGGGTGACCTGCGTGAGTTTGTTCGATGGCTGGACAAACACGACGTGTCTGACCACCGTGAGGTGGAGGCCGGTGAAGTGATGTACGTGTCGCTGCAGGACACGACCGACGGTGACACTGCAAAGTTCATTGAGTGCGGTGACCACATCCCACCGAACAAGGCGTTTGACGTGGTGATGAACACGCACAAGCACGCTAATGATTACCCGGCGAACTATGAGGAAGCGTTGGAGGAAGCGTTGGAGGACGCGCTGCCAGTTGATATTCCACAGTTTGATTGGGTTACTCGTGACAGGTACAACGACCCTGGCAGGCCGGAGTGAAGCAGTTCTATGGCAAGTGGAAGTTCTCTAAGAAGCGTAACGCCTGGGTGTGGAAGTGGAAGAAGCGGAAGGTGAAGAAGCGTGAGGATT